GGCGTTCTGCGCCACACGGCGTTCGCGCCGTAATTTCCTTCTCCAAGTACGACAGAACTAGTCGTACAAAGGCGACCTCTTGGATTTCCAGGAAGTCGTTGGGTTAGGTGAAATGTCAACGTCGACTCGGTCTTCCGGCCAAGTCAGACGTGAACGCTCTCCTACTGCTCGAAAATATTCGAACATTCGAATATCTTCCCACTTTAACCTTCCAATTTTTGCAGGTCTACCAGTTACACCATAAGTGTAAACAGTAGACTGTAGATTCTTGGAATCCTTCGATAGTAAATGGAAATTCGTAGGCTGTTTTGAAAACAAACCTACATCTCCACTACTGGAAAAAGGAGGTCTCAGATGACGTGGTAAATGCAATAAAGCATCAACGCACCATCTTCGAACTGAAGGGTAACGAGTGTTACATTCGTTAGAGAGATTAATGAGAGATTCGATGACATTTGGAGTATGTACACCAATAGATGCGTATCCAAGAAACTTCCTGGATAGGCGTACTGGTGTAATGTCGACACCATCGAAGTAGAAGCCACCGCAAGATTCTCGAAAGAATCCTTTTGGTTGGCGACCCCAGAACGTTTTCTCTGTATTAACAGTGAAACCATTTTGAGTGAGTCTGCTTATTAGGGCAGGCACATATTCTTCTTCGATAACGATGTCGTCTCCAAAAACTCTAAAACGAGACGTTTTAGGGTCCCCACCTGACTCGACAATTGAACACTCCGCCATAGCTATGAAGCATATTGTTTCAATGGGGAAGCATAAATCACTTCCCATTGGAGCATACTTTTTTAGCTTAATTACTCGTCCATCTGGTAACTCGGAATGCGTTGAACGCGTCCAAAGTAGCCAGGGATAAAGTAAAGTATGGCGGAACCACTGCTTGACCAGACACCAGGAAACAGTGTCCGAAGCTGAGGAAAGATCTATAGTGGCAAAATTGCCAGTTACACTTCCTTCCCAAGCCAGGTCTCTGTTGGGTTCTTGTTTGTCTGGTTGATATCTCCGTGCGATCGAAGGAACACGGCGGTTGCAATACCGCAGCGTAGCCGATCGTACACCCTTTTGATGCCACATAAGGCTGGCCGATTCCATCGAAATTGTTCGATAGGAGGTCAGAGTTTTTGGCACAAAGATGGTTTTGGATACTCTTCTCAAGTCCTTTCGGGCTTGTCGAGGGTAAGGGTCTTGATCAGCATACACGCGATGAATTAACATCTCGAGACGCTGGTCAGAACCAAGACTTAAGTACTTATGAAGCAGAAAAGACCCTGCATCAGCGGTA